TGTAGAAATTTCTCTAAATGTACCTTCGAAAACTTTTATTGACTCACCAATAGCTTTTGTATCTCTTTTCACTGATACAGCATCGAACCAATCTGCTGTTTCTTCAATTGCCATTTTGCTGGCGTTTTCAGCCATTGTTTTTATATTTTCTACTAACTCAGATATTTCTTGAGTTTTATATATATTTTTACCTAACTCATTAAATCTTGAAACTGACTCTAATGTTTCTTTTTTCTCTTGCTCTGACATTCTTTTATTTTGTCCTGTAGATTCATTGAGTTGGTTTCTCCATTTTCTAATATCGAATTGACTCATTTTATTTGCTCCTTGTTGGTAATGAACACTTGCATGTTAAATCGCAAAGCATTTCATTTATTATGTTATTTATTTTATTATATTTGTTATATGATTTATGAGTTATAGATTCATTCATGGGTTGCATAAATGCTCCTTGTGTTGATGGATTTGAAACAAAATCCCAGCATACTAACTCAAAGTCTGGTTGAACTTCTACAGAGGGCTCTTCTCCGCTTTCATGTATTTCTTCAACAGAACCTAAACCTCTAGATGATATACCTAACTTCACACCAGCCTTTAATAGTTCTTTTAATATGTTACCAGCTGGAGTTCCTAGTACTTCTACTGTGCCGCATAAATCGTTACCTTTCCACCATATTTTTTTAACATTGTGTGAAACGTTTTGTAAATTTACAACTGATGACTCTGGATGGTCTAATTCTCCTAAAGCTCTATTTTCTGCAATTTGTACAGATGAATATTTCTTGGCCTCTCTCATTAAAGTTTCTTTAGGATATATTCTACCATTTTGATTTTTTGCATCTGCTCTTTGAAGTACGCCCGATACAATAACTTTACCATTATTTTCTCTTTCTGACTCACTAATAAGTTTGGGAGAAATTTCAAAAGCTGTATAATCTATTAGCAATCCTTTTTGCATTTTTAGAATCTCCTTAATTTTTCTGCGATGTTTGTCATTCTTTCAGAAATTCTTGATAAATTACCTCTTGTTGATTTCCAATATTTGGTTGAATCAACTCCCGTCTCTGTTTTTAATTTTATATTTTGATTAATTATTCTTTCTATTCTAAATAATTTGCTATTAACTTCTTTTATTGCTCGATTAACTTTTTGTTTAGAGGTTGCCGATTCATCTTTTTTGTATTCATTGTAGTTAACTTCATTCATTAATGTGAGTTTTGCCATTTTCATAAATTTTGATTCTTTCATTTTTTTATATCCCGATTTCTCTGTAGTTTCATCATCAGTTTTTTTACCAAATGCATACTTTGTATTATACGCTTCTCCGCTACCTGTTATATTTTCTTCTTCTAACTCTTCTTCTTCTATTTTTTTGAAGTCCTGTTCAAACAATTTATCTAATTTTTTATTTAATGACATTCTTTATCTCATTAACAAGGTCATATGCTCGTAAAACTGATAACATATGTTTGTCTTTAATTTTTCTTTCTTTTTTAACTAACTTTAATTGTGTTGCAACTTCTTTTAGTTTTATTGAAACAACATTGTCATTTACTTTTTCAGTAAGATTGTTTATTTGAGCAGATGTTTTATTTATTTCAGAATGTAAATATTCTTTTAGTTTTTGCGTATTTGATATATTGTTAATATATTGTCTTAATAAAGTTTTCTGGCCTGCCTTTAATGTTCCATATTTTTTATTAAATTTTTCTAATAATATTTTATATGAAAGTATTCTAATGTCTTTATCTTGTTTTGAATAAATCTGGTATGTCTCATCAACTCTACCAATATTTTTCTTTTTATTCGTAATAGTTTCAATTAAACTATATCTAAATCTAATTGATTGTGATGGATTTACTTTGTTTTCAAACAAACAGTATATCGAAGCATTCTCAGAATAATTTTCAACCTTAGATTTAAAAAACTCTTCTATCTCGTAATTTTCCTTAACATGTTTAATAAGGTTATATTTTTGTTTTCTTAACTCTGTTAGTGAAAGTTTTTTTCTTTCTTTTAATACGGCGTCAATAAATGATTCGGCTTTTTTCTCTGTATTAAACTTTTCTTTAAGAAGTGTTTGATAAAGTATGAGCTCTTTTTTCAAAGTTGTATTTTTCTTAAAAAATTCTCTTATAATACCTATTGCTGGTGACTTTTCAATACCGTTAATAGTATCGCTTGTTATTTGTCTAACTAATAGTTCAAATAATATTCCTGTATTCTTATATTTAGAATGTTTTGGTTTCATAATTTTTTACTTCGTATATCTTTATATATCATTATATAAATATACTAAACTTATTTATATATCGTCTTCTAATAGATTGCTTTCACTTAAAAGATTTGATTTAATTTGGTTCTTTTTCTTAAATAATTTTATTATTCGCTTTGATTCGAATCTTCTTTTAGATTTATTATTTTTAAGCTTTGTATCTCGAGACCTTTCTTCTTTACCAACTGTGTCTCTACCTCTTGCCGAATCTTGAGCTCCGTATTTTGTTCCTTCTTTTGGTCGACCCTGTCCTGATTCGTTTTGTTGCTCATCACCTTCTTCCCATAGACCTTGTGTATCTGCCCCTTCAGTATTTTCAGGGTCGATTGTTGCCAATGTATGTGGTGTACCAAGAGCTTCACCAGATTCCTCAGGGTCATTACCTTCATTTTCAATTTGATATTTTCTAAATTTCTGTTTAACATCTTCGATAACATTTCTTCTTTCGTCTTCAATCTCTTCACGATTCATATTAAACACATTTTTATATATCCATTCCTCTGATACCATCTGACCATCTTTTATTGTACTAGCTAAATCTAATTTACTTGTCCATAATTCTAATTTTTCTTGTTCTGCAATTGATGATGGGTTAGTTAATACCAAATCAAATTCAACCATTTCTTCTTCTGTAAATCCTTGAGAGTATAAATGTACCATTGCTATTTTTGTAAGCTCAGAAATAAAAATTCTCTGTATTCTTTCGATAGTTCTTGCAAATCTAACATCTTGTGCGGCTAGTGTTGCTTTTCCTTCTACACCTTCTTCATATCCCATAAAAGCCTTTGGTATTTTAAGTGCTGCAAACATTCTAGCTTTTAAGTAATCGACATCATCAATACCACCAAATTCCATTCCTGACAATGTATCAATTTCTGTTCCGCTTTGTCCGCCTCTTACAGGAAGATATACGTCTTCCAACATATTTGACATATTAAATTTAAGATTATATTGTCCTGTAGTTTCATCAATATAAGGTGTTTTCTTCATTTGCTGAATAACTCTTTGCATATATGTGTCAACTTCATTTGGAGGTATATTACCAATATCAATTTTGTATATTCTTTTTTCTGGAGCTCTCATAATTCTGTGGATTAACATTGCATCTTCCATAAGAGTTAGTTGTTTCCAAACTTTTCTTGCTGGTTCAACCATAGCTTTTCCATAAGGAAGGAAGTTCATATCATTTAGCATTCTAAAATGTGCTATTTCATAGTTATTATATTCTGTTTTTGGAAGTGAGCCACCAACTGATGCTTGTTGGCCTCCCATACTTGGGTCGTGTATAAATCTTACCAAATCAATGTTTGTTGGGTCGATACCTTCTTCTCTAAACATTTCGTATGATGATAAAGGTTGTGCGTTTGTTATACCTACTTTTTCTGTTATATCTAACTTAAGATAAAAATCTCCATATTTACACATATTTCTTACCCAAGGCCATGCGTTAAACTCTATATTAAGTACATCATAAAATAAATTGTGTAATACCTTTTGTACATTTTCATTATCTGTTTTTACTTCAAGTACATTTCCAAATTCATTTTTAAGTGTTGATTCATCTGAATATATATCAAGTGCTGATGAGATTATAGAATCCTCATCCATGATTTCATAGTCAGTATATAACTGTAGTCTTAGTGTATGAAAATTTGCTTGTTGATTATATCCATAAGAATTTGTTTGATAAATTCTACTAAATCTATCTACAAGTCTATTTGTAGCAAGCTTTGTGTTTGATTGTACTCTACTTAAATCTGCAACCTTAAGTCCGCTGTCTGTTCTTCTAACAATTGTACCTGTCGAAAATAATGCTTTTAATCTTCCAAAAAATGTTTTATCAGCCATCTGTTTTTTTACTCCATCATAATAGCCAGGTTAAATCTTCGTCATCATTATTAATGTTCATCTTCCAAGGGTCGTGACCAGGATAGTTATTTCCTTTATAAGCTCCTCTGGTATTAACTATATTATTTATTGCATTTTTATTCATATCCAATCCTTTTGTGTGTAAACGGATTGCATTGTCTCTAACAAATAATGCAATTGAAAAAGCCATAGTTAAATCATCGTTATAGCCTCTTTGAGCTTCTGCTCTATGGCCATTCCAAATAAAAACAAATAGCTCGTCTATCAGTCTTTTTGATTTAACAATACATGCTTTTTCTCTAAAATAAATATCTAGCTTCGATATCAAAAGAGGCCGGGTCCTTGTTGAAGTTGTGAAACCTGGGGTCATGTTTTCTCTATTTTTTAAGTCATAACCTTTACTTAATTGTGTTGCTGCATCATGAACTCCTTCATGTTTGTATGTATAATAAAGATTTCTATAACCTCTATCTATAGCAGGTTGTAAAGCAGCCCAACCTATATTTGCATTCTCTACAACAAGTAGAGCTTCATTATATTCTGTAGCTATATTTACCAAAAGATTACCGAATTCTTTAGTACCTATTTGGTTTTTATATTCTGCTATCTGTTCCATTTTTTCTATATCTATAACATGAAAAGTAGAATAGTCACTGCCATCACCTCTTGCAACATCAGCCACTACCATATATCCTTTATTATAATTTGCATACTCCCAAATCCAAAGTTCTTCTTCTGCACCTCTCTTTTCAATTGGCTCTATAACCATATTGTCTTGATACCATTCAAGGAGCTCACCTGATACAACTGAATTTCCAGATGTTATAAAATCACAATCACATTCTTGTGCTGCCATTTTTGGTCCGAGGAGGTCGTCTTGTTGGTCTCTCCAAGCTTGGTCTCTATCTGGGTGTAATGTCCAATGTAGTTTAATTGGATTAAACATTCCTTCTTCTCTTTCGGCTTCTGTCCACGTTTTGTGAAATAAATTACCTGTACCGTTTGGTGTTGATAACATTATACCATTTCCACCAGTGGCTAATGTTTGTTGTGCTGCAGTCCATATTTCTTCTACTTTATCTATAAACGCTGCCTCATCAATTACTAAAAGAGAAAGTGCTTCTGACCTTGCAGCATCTGGTGCAGATGAAACTGCTTTTACTTGTGAGCCATTTTTAAGTCGAAGTGAAAGTCTATTATCTTCTTCTGTACCAACTCTTAACCAAGAAGGTAAAAGCTCGTGCATTACTCTAACTTTTGTAATAAGATTTTTTGCAGTATCTTGTTTTATTGCAATTACAAGAACATTAAAGTCTTCTTTAAAAACCATATTCCAAACAGCATATCCTGCGGTTAATGTCGAAATACCCATTTGACGTGATTTAAGAATTATATTAAATCTATTTTCTTTTAATTGTACTAAAGATTCTTCTTGGAATTTATATAAATCAAACTTTATCTTTCCTCTTATTGGGTGTTGAATATAACAGTATTTTCGCATAAAATATATAGGGTCTTGAGAACACCTTGTAAATTCTTCTACTAACGCTTGTTTTATAGTTTTATTGGCCATATCTATATATAAATATATATGTTTTTAGTTTATTGTTGTGGTAGTGAATAATCTAT